TCGCTGTCCTCCCAGTCGATAGTAAGTTGTCTACCTACTTCACGTGCCATAACAGAGTCAAACTCAACAGAACCAAATTGTCCTTCCCAGGCATTTGCAAAACTTTTACCTTTTGCTAGTTCACCTTCAATACGTGCTTTTGTTCCGTCTTGTCTTAACTGTCCTACGATTGTCTCAGGACCCATGTTCAATGCTCTAATAACAGACGGATATAGTGAATTCAAGTCAACACTACCGATCCATTCGTGAATACCTTTTTTAGGATAAGCAACATAAGCACCTGCGGCAGGCTCACTACCTGGCTCTCTGCGTACTCTATTAGGAACTATGAATCCACGTCTGTGTGCTTCATTAATAATACCTTGCTCTGTAACAGCAACAGCACCCATAGTAGTTTGAATAAGAACTGTGTTCTCATGTGCAACTGTATTAGCAAGATCAATAAATTTAAGTTTTTTATCTAGTTTGTCTAGTAGTGCAGTATCTTGAATGTTATATTCAATAAATGTTCTAAAGTCATTGTTATAAAGTGCATCAAGAGATCCTTCATATACTGTTTTAGTTTCGCCTATTTCTAGTTCACCAATAGCGTCAAGTCTGTATGTATGACGTTCTTCATAGTTGTATTTTCTATACAGTTCTAGTGAGTCAACATGAACTCTACCAATTAAGTCGTAAGTAACAGATGTTTTACCAAACTTTTCGTACTCACGTTTTTTAGGATATTGATTCCAAAGACACAATCTCTTTGTATCTTCTTTGCTTAATGTTTTTGTAATTCTATTAACTGTGTACGGAATATCAAAGCCTTCGCTGTTCCAACCACTTAGCACATCTGCATCTTGTATAAGATCTAAAAATGCATCAAGCATTTGGCTTTCTTTTTCAAACAGCATAACATTATCAATACCTTCAATAGTTTTCTTTGCTTCTTCCATAGAAAGTGTTTTAGGTGGAATAGCAAAACATACCATTGTTTCCATCCATTGCAAATATACAGCAATAGAAGTAATAGGCATAAACGCATCTTCAGGTGATGCATACCCACGCTCAGGATCAAAGTCAACCTCAATATCAAAGAACGCTACGTTAAGTTTAGGTGCGTCTTGATTGAGATAGTTGTCCTCAAGCATTCTGTAAATAGGATTGATGTCGCTCTCATAAAGTTTTCTGTTGCTGTGAATAGCAAGTTCTTTACGATGTTCTTTAACATTTTTACAAGTTACTCTTGATAAAGGTTTACCATAGATGGATTTGTATTTCCCTCTATTATCTTCGTAGTAAAAAATGTGTCGTGGATTGTATTCTCGAAAATGGCGTTTGCCTTTTTCATCGCGTTCAACAACGTTGATAGTGTCTTGCCCTCTATCATAGAAAGCGTCTACGTAACTCATGTTCTCTCCTGTATGTCATTTTTGGCTGACAAGTACCTAATAAGCAGTTTATGGCCTGCGGTTACCTTCTTCATTAATACTTATCTTTCTCATTATAGTGAGTATAGCAAACCGGCTGCTCCAACTACACACAACACAAGGTTGGTTACAATTAGTGCAGGCTCGTTCCACATACAACTGACAATTAACCAAATGAAACTACCAATGACCAATATCATCGGTCCTGCAGGATAAAACCCTAAAGCATTAACTCCTGTACCGAGTATAAGAACAACGGTAGCAGTCCATTTTAAGAATGTGTCTGAATTTAATATCATACATGTATTATATGATATTTGCGACTAGATGTCAAGTATTAAATAATATTAATTGCAATAAGATAGCCAAACACATTAACACATGCAAAGTATCCTGTAAGTAGCATAACCCATGCAGCACCACGTCTTACAGAAGCATAGCACTGTGTTATACTACCTATAAAGAAAAATGGGTATATAAACGCCATATTAGGATCTCTTGCATTTAGTGCCAATGATAAACTAGCTGTTACAGTAAAGATAAAACTAATTAGCTCAAAGCCAAATGCGGTTTTGTCAGACGTATAACTGTCTGCCCAAAAGTTTTTAATCTTTTCCAATTACTCACCCCCGGTATTACCGGCAGGCAAATTGTTAGTGATACCTAAGATTCCTTCGATCTCTTCCCACTCTTCTAAGTGTTTAGACCACTCGTCTTTGTGTGCAATTTTAATTGCTTTGTTAATTACTGATGGTTTAATTTCTAGTTCTTCTGCTACTGCTTTTACAGTATCTTTAAGACCTTCATTAAGATCCTCTACTTCACGTAGAACATTTGATCCTTCTTTGATTAATCTCTCTAGTTTAGCCTTCTCTTCTGGCCCGTACATTTTTGACATAAATTATTCTCCTGGTTGAAGTACTATTATATAGTCATAAAAAAAGCCAGTCAAGTTAATAACTGGCTTTAGTTCAATTTTGGTTAAATCTGTTTACTTATTTTGCATTACAATCACAATGCTTACAAGTTGGTTTGCAAGTGCAGTCTGCTTGTGTTACGTCTGAACCGCAACAATCATCTGAACACATCTTGGCTTCACTTAGTCCTTTTTTTTTGACTCAGTAAGTCCGTCTTCGTCCATAACGTCATACATTTCAAAACGTCCGCCGTTGCGTTCGTAAATCATGCCTGCAAAAATTTCTGCTTTGTTTGACTCTTCAACTTTTGATGTAGCAACTCTTTGAGCCCAGTTCCAAAGTGTTTCGTCAACTGGATCAATTTGTTGTTGTCCGCCACTTTCTTTTACAAGTTTCAGCATTTCAACAAATGACATTTTTGAAGGATCTTTGATAACTTCAACTGATTCGTTTACAGATCCTTTTTTGTTTTTAGCTGACTCTTTCATTTCTCCCATACATGCTTCGATCATTTCTTTAAGTTTCTTTTGATCACAGTTTGGATACTTCTTGCAAATTTCGGACTTCTTCATACCTTTACTGCACATCATTAAAATGTCTTTCTTCTTAGGCATTTTTTCTGCTGTAATTACTTCTGCAGCTTCTTCAACTGATTCTTTCTTTTTGCCAAAGAATTTCTTTTGCTTATCTGACATTTCTTTTTTGCCTGACTTCTTGCCGCCTTTAGCATCTTTAGCAGCTTTCTTCATAGGCTCTTTCTTGTCACCGTCTTTGTCTAAGTCTAAAAAGTCTGGCTTACCTGCTTCAGCAACCATATCATCAAACTTAGCTCTAAATGACTCTTCTTTCTTTTTAGATGCTTGGAACTCTTTTGATGCATCAACGTACTCGTTGCCTTTTAAACTTTCAACATCTTTGTTGTGAGTTTTCTTTAACCAACGTGCAAATTCTGTATCTTTGTCTTTTTCGGATAGCTCTTCGTTTACAGTTTTTTCTACTTCAGATTCTTTAACTTCTTTGGACTTAGAATCTTTTTCAACTTTTGCATCTTCTTTGGCTTTTTTCTTTTTAGGTTTAGCAGCACCGTGTTCTTCTAGTGTAACAATTTCCATGTCTGCTGCAGGAACTTTCTTTTCTACACCGTGTTTAAATTGTACATCGTACCATTCAACATTACCGTTGTTATCTGGAATAGCATGACTTTCGTAAACTGGTTTACCTTTACCATATATTGGATGGTTAACAGTTGTTGCACAGTCATGGTCTTTTGAATGGCAAAGTTTTCTAACTTCGTCATCTGTATAACCTTCAAATACAACTGCTTGTGGTTTGTAATCAACACCTGCTACTCTTGCTATACTTTCTAGAGTACCGTCAAATGTGTTTTGGTTTTTTAATTCCTCTTTCGGAATTATATTTAATATATTTCTAATGTCCATGATGCTATCCTTTTAAGAGCTCCCACTCTGATGTTAGTTTATCTCGAATACTTTCGCAAGTCCCAGCCTCGTATTCTCGTTCTCCTTTATTCATAGCATTATCTGCCTGAATCTCATACTCCATTTTTTCACGAACAGAGTTGATGTGATCGTTTGAAATAGTAATATAACTACTTATCCAACCGTCTAATTCGTCACCTTCTTCGATCATTTTATAGAGCGCAACAGCATTCTTAGCTATATTAGCTAATTCTGATTTTGCCATTTCGGCTTCGTGATCTGGATGGTTCTTTTCCATATTAATATTTATCTCTTTAGTGCGTTGCCGCCGCCAAAAATGTTTCCCTTGATATCTAGTGCATTTACTGCTGTACCGTTTTTCTTCTTCTTTTGCACTATTTTAGGTACTTTCGGAGCGGATGTACCGCTTCTTCCTGGCGAACCTGTGTAACTCTTATTGCCAATAGAACCTTTACCAATAGCAAGTTGTGGACTTACAACAGTTGCTATATTGCCAGAAGATGTAGCACCTGCTGTAGCAGATTCCATTTTCTTCTTGTTTTGTTCAATAGCATTAAATAATTCATTAAGTTTCATATTACTATTTACCCTTTTTTCGACCTGATTTCATATTAGCACACCAGTGGTACATTCTACCTTTTTCACCACTTGCATTCTTTGCTTTTTTACGTAACTCACTTACACTACCATTACAACTAGCACCAGACTTTTTAACACGTCCTGGTTTGCTTTTGCCTTTCTTTTTACCATCAGCAAAGTTTTCAACTACTGCATTCACAGTTAAAAACAGTTTAGCAACCTTAATATTAGTTTCGCCAAGCATTTGTAATGCAGCGTATCTGTGATGTCCGTTGATAATTTTGTTATTACAGTCTACTATAATAGGTTTATAGTTTCCTTCAGTTAATGAATCGATCTGCTTTTTAAAGTTTTCAAATATAAATTGTTCTTGTACTGGAATAAGATCACCAATTTCNATTGTTTCTACAGTATGTCTAATTTTATCTAAATGTTTATTTTTAATTTGGGGTAATTCGTCTCTTGTATATTGTTCTTCTTTCGCTGTTTCAATCTTTGCAACTTCAAGTCCAATGTTAGTAAACAAGTTTTTTAAACCTGATACACTTTTTAATGCTTGAAGCATTAGTTGCTGCTCATCTTCTGCACGTCTTTCGTAAAACTGTACAAACTTCTTAGCGTTCTCTGGAGTAATGTACACCATACCACCTGAACTTGCTCCGCCGGTATCTTTATAGCTCAATGGAAAAGGACTATTTTCTTTTCTATCTGCAATGTTATATATTACATCAATCTTAGGACGTTGTTGTTTTACAACAAGTTCTTGTACATTATCTTCTTTAGTTTTTTTCTTTTTCTTGGGGAATAATTTTTTAACGTTTTGATATTCACCACCAACGGGAACATCTACAGTAGCATTTTGCTTAGTTACAATACCAACACCTGCTGCTTCTTCGTTTTTATTTTTGTTCTTTTCGTATTTTTCAACAGACTTTTTAGCTGACTTTATCATTGCTTTTTCATGTGCAGCTAATTGGCGTTGTGTTTTTTCTCTTTGATCATCAGCATACCCTTCAGATTTTTTCTTTGTACCTTTGGGCTTATATCCACTTGCGAATGCAGCTTTACGTTGTGCATCACTTTTGAATCCTTCAAACTCGTATGATCTCATATCGGTTTCTCACCAGTAAACTTAGGTAATGAAAACCATAACTTAAACCATTCAGGGGTTCCTGGTTCAATTTTATGCTTTTTCATTAGTTCTCCTTTTTCATTTCCACTAATACTAATATTGCTGCCTTCCCAAGGAGTGTATCCTTTGAATTCATTTATACCGGCAAGTCTAACAATATCGTCTAACTCAGTCATTACATCTTAACGCAGTTGTCTACAGTCTTGCCACCTTTTTTCTTAGTACCCATACGCTTGTAGCCTTTCCAACATACTTTGCCGTCAACACCTTTTTGCTTTGCTTCATTGACACTTTCATACTGTTGTCTAATGTTTTCTGGCATCATTGTAAATTTTGGTTTAGCACACTCTGGACATATTGATTCTTCTGGCTCTTCATGTCCTGGCTTATCCATGTCTGGATTCATTGGTGGATTTTTAACTTTATCTAAAACGTCTTTTTGAGTGTCTGCCCATTTCATTAACTTCATTATTTTTTCTTGTGGCAGTTTACAACGTTTAACTAAGTCTTCAATATTACGAGCTCCACCTATTTCGCCGTAACGTGTTAATTCGTCACCTACTCTTGAAAGCACTAATGACAATGCATCGTCTTTAGTAGTGACAGCCTTGTCCATAAGGATCCTACCAATTCTAGATAGTTTCGCTCCCTGTGGTGTTTCATATGCTGATTCTTTATTCATCGTTTTCCCCTGTGTTATCATTGATCCCCATACCTTTTCTAACCGCAGCATATAATGCATCTGCATGTTCTCCTGCACCGGTATGTTGTGCAAATTTGTTTATATCTCCGTTAGCAGCATCACCTCTGGCCATTGTACCACTAATACCTTCAACACCATCGGAACCGTCTTCACGCTGTCCACTGGAGTTAAAATTCATTGTATCAAATTTATAGTAACCGTGTCCTTTACCGTCGACACCATTATAATCTTTTATAAGTTTTGACATCATGTCAAGTCTATCACTGCCTGCAACAAACGTTATATGATTAAATCCTCTGTCATGAAGTGAACTACAAATCTTAGGTAGTGTATTCAAGTCTGTATTTTCTACAACATTGTTTGCAAATTCAGGATGTATATTTCTAATGAAACTTACTTTGGTTGAATAATCTAAAGGATTCTTTTTTGCATCTTGCGTCTGACTAGTGTATATCTCCATTTCGCCACCCGTTTTTTGCATTGCCTTAAAAACTTGTTTATGACCTAGCGTTGGAGGATTGAATCTACCAAAGCAAAATGTCATATGCTTATCACCGTCATCTTCAGTTAAAAATATTTCGTTAATTCTCATAGTCGCCGTTCTCTAAATGCAGCTCTTGTTCTTTGGCAATTTGTCTTGCTAATGATATCATGTTTCCTCTAGAAAACTTTTCTTCTGGCTTTTGAACGTCAAACTTTTTACAATACATATCACAGCAACTTTCTACAGGCTTAATATAAAGTTTGTAAGCATCTGGGTGACCTCTGTATTTTTCGTGTTTTTTGATTGCTGGGAACAACACATTAGACATCACTTCATTATCATTATCGATGAAGACTTTTAAATCTTCGTGCCAATTGATATCATTCTCTTGATCATTTGGTGCACCGATAGGAGAGAAAAGTTCTTTTAATAACATATTACCATTTCCTACATGACCAGTAACGTGCTTTGGTACGTGGTCCTGGGTTTGAACAATTATGTCTAGCACGGAAACTTTTACGTCTCTTTGGGTTAGACTTCTTAATACGCATATTAGGATCACCAAAATTTACTTTCTTAATGTTTTTAGTTTTGGGATCTCTTACATACACTTTAAACTTTTTGACATCGCCTCTAGTTGGCTTGCCAAGTGAAACTTTGCGCCCTTGATATTCTGCTTCTTCTACAGGAACATCTTCGTGCCATGGCAGATAGCCGTAGTATTCAAAGAACTCTTCACCATGGAAGGTTTGCTCTTCGAGATCAGACATTTCTGTTACAGTTTCATTTTCAATTGATTCTAATAATTTCAATAGATCGCGCATAGTATACCTCTCTTTACAAGATTATACTGTATTTAGCGTTATTAATCAAACTTAGTAGTTATAAAGGACCTGGACGATTTGTCCGTCTTGAACGTTATGACCCACTCTTAGCCATATAAATTTGCCTGTAAACGTCTGTGTACCTATGTAATCTTGTATTCCTTGGCCGTAATAAGCACTATCACCACCCCATTCTATTACATCTACCCAGTCATTGTCACCTGGCTCTTCTTCTAGTGTGCCTTGTACTTTAATAGCACCCTGAAAGGCATTGACATAGTACGCAACTGTATGCACACCGTCATTGTTTTTATGATATCCTGCACCCTTCTTCTTGCTTCCGTATGTATATGCTGAATCGGATACAATTGAAGTTACAGGACCTAATAGTTGTCTACTCTCGCTCATACTACTATTTACCTGTTTTTATATATTTACGCACGGTGCCTAAGAGGTCGTTACAGCGCAATCTAAGCATTAGTAATGTACTTTCCGTATCAACATATATCCAACGTCTAGTGTTGTATACATCGCGTTTAAGAAGCCAGTTATAAGTAGCATCGGTAAATGCAATAGCAGGCTCTCTTGACTTGCACCAATCTGCTAAACTTAAAAGTTCATCATACTTTAATGTTAAAGGACTTTTAATATCTACTTGGAAGTTATACATACCATGTGGTAATTCTTTTACAAAGATTTCTTGATTACTGTCTAATAAAGTATCTGTCATACCAGGAGCAGGCTCATGCCTGTTTCTAGTTATATCTGCAAACTCATAACAAAGTGTTTTGTAGAGTGTTTTGTTATTTGTATACACGTCTAGTATATTCGTTTCAATTCGAACTGTTGCTTCATTCTTTGGTACTGTATTAATAATCCCTAAAAAAGATATCCATGTTTTCCCATGCTTTAATATCGTATGAGCATTCTTTGTTCGCCAAGATTGGGTAGTAAACATAGCATCATCTGACTGTGGAGGTGGTCGTAAACCAGTCGCAAAGTCCAATATCTCTTGATGTCCTAGTGTACGTAAAGCATACGCACCTTCTAACTCTAAGCTAACCTTGTAGATGTACTTGTTATAGAACTTCTTTTTAGTTTTTTTTGCAGTCTTAAGCATCTTTACTAGTCTGCGCTTTCGCAGCCAGCTTTTGTGCCTTTTTCTCTTCTTTAGTTAAAGGCTTCGGCATAGGTGTAACTGCAAATGCAGGTTCGTTATCCTCAATAGTTACAGCAACTTTACCACCGTTAACTAAATCTCCAAACAATACTCTTCTACTTAAAGGAGTCTTGATAGTTCTGTCGATCAGTCTACTTAATGGTCTTGCACCCATCTTAGGATTGTAACCTTTTTTGGTTAACCAGTTAACAGTATCTTCGTCAAGTTTAATTGCAATGTGCTTTTCTTTTAACTGTGTGTTCAATTCACCAATAAACTTATGAACAATACTCTTAACGTTGCTAGTAGATAGTTTAGCAAATTTAACTGTGCCGTCTAACCTATTTCTAAATTCAGGAGCAAAGTATTTTTTAACTGCTTTATCATCTTCAGAATCTTTTTCGTTATCAGCAAAGCCAATTAATTTAGATTCGTTATCAGCAGCACCTAAGTTACTTGTCATAATAAGAATAGTGTTACGTCCATCTGCACGTTTGCCATTTGATCCTGTAACAAAACCGTTATCCATAAACTGTAACAAAATGTTTGATACGTCTTTATGTGCTTTTTCAATTTCGTCTAGCAATAAAATAGCATTTGGTGTTTCTTGCAACTTGTTAATAAGTTGTCCAGCATCGTCATCAAATCCTACATACCCTGGAGGTGCACCAATTAATCTTGCAACACTGTGCTTCTCTTGATACTCACTCATATCAAAGCGTATCAATGTCATGCCCATTTTGTTTGCAAGTTGTTTTGCTGTTTCTGTTTTACCTGTACCAGTTGGCCCTAAGAATAAGAAACTACCGATTGGCTTATCAGGATCTTTCATTCCACTTTGTGCAACAAAGATCTTATCAAGAATAGTATCAACTGCTTTGTCCTGACCAAACACTGCATCTTTCATAGCAGTATCAAGTCCAGCAAGATTATTACTTTCTTTTTGTGATATAGTTTCAAGCGGCATACTTGTCATTTTAGCAAGTTCGAATGTTACCTGTTCAATATCAACAATCTGTACAACTTCTTCTGTTTCTTCAGTTTCGTTTAACTTGTATCTTGCTGAAGCACAATCAAGAATATCAATTGCTTTATCTGGTAACTTCTTATCAGCCATATACTTAATAGATAAGTTTACTGCTTGTTGTATTGCTTCATTTGTAATTTTAACATTATGATGCTGTTCGTAATACTTACGTAATCCTTTAAGTATTTTAACTGTAAGTTCTGCTGTTGGCTCGTCAATAGTTACACGTTGGAACCTACGCATTAATGCTCTATCTTTTTCAAAGTACTTTCTATACTCTTCCCAAGTAGTTGAAGCAATAACTTTCATGTTTCCTTTTGTAAGTGCAGGCTTCAACATGTTAGCAAGATCGTTTGATCCTTGACTTGCTGAACCAGCACCACTCATCATATGTGCTTCATCAATGAATAATATAATTTTACCTTTACGCTCAAGTGCCATTAGTACTGCCTTAATACGTTCTTCAAAGTCACCTCTGTACTTACTCCCAGCAACTAAAGAACCAATATCTAAACTAAACACTAAATGATCTTGAATAAACTTAGGTACTTTCTTTTCATGAATCTTACGTGCAAGTCCTTCAGCGATAGCAGTTTTACCAACACCTGGATCACCAACCATGAGTACGTTTGCTTTGCTACGTCTTGCTAATACTAATTCAATCTTTTCAATTTCATCGTCACGACCAATAACAGGATCAATAACTCTTTGTTTTGCTTTCATAGACAAGTTAACACAGAATTGGTTAATTATTCTATCTAACTGATCTGGGCTTAAATTAATTTCTTCGTCACCACTAACACCACCATCATACATCTCTTCTCCAATATGATGTGCTTGGAAATGCTCTACAAACTTTTGCTTATCAATACCGCCCTTTGCTAAGAAGTAGAATGCAAAAGAATTTTTCTCGCTCATAACACTAATGATTACGTCAGCAACTTCAATTTGATTACGGCCGCTAAACAGTACCTGTGTAAAGCATCGATTCAATACACGTTCAACTGATGCAGTTTTTTTAGGATTTATAGTTTTATCCTTAGAAACTATATCACCTAAGTTGTTTTTTAAGTAATGCTCTAAATTCTTTTTAATAAAGTCAACGTCAGCACCAAATTCTTTAAGTCCGCCCGATGTATCTGGGTCAGCAAAAATTGAGTACACCAAATGCTCAATAGTAATATGTGTGTGCGTGTGGTTCTGCGCAACTACTACAGAGGCATCAAAAATCTTTTGTAATTGTTTACTAGGTTCAATCATTTATTTTTGTCTCTTTTTTAATTTCTTCATAGCTAATTGTAACTTCAACCGACTCACTTTGTCAACAAAACAAATGCCATTTAGGTGATCTAATTCATGCTGAAAGCATTTAGCAAGATAACCTTCTACTTTTGCTTCTTTCGTTTCGCCTTTTGAGTTTTGATATTGTGCAACTATCACCTTAGGTCTTTGCAAATGTAACCATAAACCCGGAAAGCTCAAACAGCCTTCTTTGTCTAGTACTTGTTCTTCACTTGCTTCTAAAATGACAGGATTAAAAACACAGAACGGTTCTGGAAAACCTGGTACGTTTTTTGATCCTATAGCAAACACTCTCTTTTTAATATTTAACTGGTTAGCGGCAAGACCAATGCCGTTGTGATTTAGCATAAAGTTACACATATCGAACTCTAGTTTTTCTGGGTCTAACTCTTCTTTATCAAAGTCCCATACTTCACTAGATTCATTTAGTGCTTTGTGTAAGCCTAACTTATAATCTAAATCTAATTTATAGTCCATGTTTTATTTCCATAATCTTTTTACGTTGTTCATCTGTATATTCTCTTGGCATCAGTGCTTTAATTCTTACTAATAAGTTTCCTTTCTTTTTTGTTCTTATATTTGGCAAGCCTTCACCGTTACAACTTAGTGTAGTATCGGGTGGTGTGCCTGCTGGTACGTTTAATTTAATTTGTCTGCCTGAAAGAGTTGTAACTACTGCGTGAGTGCCTAACATCAAATCCCATATAAGAATTTTTTCTTCACATAGTATATTATCTCCGTGACGTTGGAACCTGGGGTGATTGCGAACACGGATATGCACCATTAAGTCTCCTGGAGGAATGTTTTGGATAGAATTATCTCCCATACCAGCATACCTTACAGTTTGACCTTCTTCAACTCCTGCCGGAATATTAATATCAATCAGTTTAGTTCTGCCTGTAGGAAGTTGTACTTCCATAGCAATTTGTTTACCGTTGTAAACATCTTCCATTGTTACATCAAGAGCAAGATCAATTTGTCTGTTTTGTGGTCTACGTTGCCCCATGTTAAAACCAAAGTTTCTAAATATGTCTTCAAACCCGTTAGGATTCATTCCTTCAAAACCACCTGGACCGAATCCTTGTGGTTGAGGGTTATCATATTGCTGTCTTTTTTGAGGATCTTTTAGAGTTGAATATGCTTCGTTAATTTTCTTAAACTTTTCTTCGTCACCACCCCTATCAGGATGATGTTGCATACTTGCTTTCTTGTATGCCGATTTAAGTTCCGTGTCCGAAGCATCTCTATTGACACCTAGTATAGAATAGTAGTCCATACTAGTACTTATTTGTAATGCTTANTGGGCTACTTCTTACTGGTTCCAGCGTATAAACCAAACCATGCAGCACCAGCACCAACCACAACTGAAACAAGTCCTGACTGTTCCATAGTAGCAGCCGTTCCTAATCCCATGTACCAATGTACAACTTGATATAACAAAACAATGTACACTGTNATAAACANTCTTGGAAATATTCTCCAACTGTCTACAGCCTTTGCAAGGTCAATCCAAGGTTGATATTTGTTCTTAGAACTGTCAACAACATTGGTATCTACTTCAAGTTCAATGTTTACTTTTTTAGTTTGAATCTCACTCATCTTCTTATCGCTCCTGTTTATTTACTTCCTACGTATCCTGCTATGATACCAATCAATCCTGTAAGTGCCATTTTCATAAGAGTAATAACACTTTCATCTACTGGTCTGTTTTCTTGTAGTGCAACATAGTAGTCGCCTACAATTATTAATCCTAGTAATGATAATACACCAACTACTAGTGCTACGATTATTAAATCTTTTAGATTCTTAATCATTTCTTTTTACCTTCCAGCTTCGCCAATCTAGTTTCTAACTCGTCGATTTTTGATGTGATCTTAGGATACTTAACACGCCAAGCATCTGGGTCATCTTGTAACCAAGTCCAACCCCAACGTACTGCTAGATAAGCAAGAAAGTTATCAAACTTTGCTACTGCCCATGTTGCCATTTTTGTGTCTTTAAACCAAAACAAGAATGCTGCGCCAAGTAGAGAACCTGCGATAGCTGTGTAAATCCACAAGCGATCAGTCGCCATTCTTTCAATCATTTCCCACATATTCGCTCCTAGTTATTATGTATGTATTTATTTAAAATGCACATTTAACTTCAGCTTTGGGCCGAACATCTGGAATATGAGAATTCTCTTTATTTTTAACGTCTACAGTGGGGGCAAATATACATTTAGCTTGTTGACAGGAGGATAACATAATAACAATTGCTATTATCACTATGTATTTTAGTAGCACTACTTTTCTTCAGTAGATTCAGCTTCGTAGTACTCTTTATAAGCATCAATAATTTTGTTTTGCTTAATCATGTATGCACGGATTTGTGCATAATTTTTTCTGAAGTTTTCGTAATCTTCGTCTGTTAATCCTATGATAACAGGATCAATGTTATTCTTTTCTAAGTCTGTAAATACTTCTTCTGCGTTTTCGCGATTAATTATGATCCAGCGAACTTGTTCTAGTTGTGCTGGTTCAGGTAAAGGCAAATCTAAAGGCCTACGCTCAACTTCTGTTTTGAAAATCTCTAAAGGCTGAATCGTACTACAACTAGTAAGTAACGTAGTTAGGATTAGCAGACTCAGGACAAACAGTATTGATCTGTGACTTCTTTGTAGCATTTAACTCCTCTTCAGTTAACGGAGAACCGCCTATAATTTCAAAGCAACGTCTCTCGTGAACTTCATCTTTATTTAATATTCTTTCAATGGATTTTGGTCTATTTACTGACAAAGCACCAATGTCTCTTCTATCACCTGCTGCATTTAATTTATTAAATTTTTCATTTAAGTTTTTATTTGCAGTTTCTAATACTCTATTTAAGTCCTCAAGGTCATTTCGGACTTTAATAATGGCTTCAAAATCTTCTGCCTGCTGTGCAATTACAGCCTTCTGTTCTGAGATACCATCTTCTAGTTTAATAATATTTGCTTTTGCTGTGTCGAGATCTTTTTGTAATGCCTTAACATATAAAACACCACCACCTGCCGCAGCAAGTACAACTAGAATCATTGCTATCTTAATACTACTGAACAATGTTCTTCTCCACTTCGTTCAGTAAGTCTTGTACTGTTGCAATGTTAAATGTATCTTCTTCTGGAATAGTAATTTCTAATGTTTTACAAACTTGATCAGTTACATCGACAATATCAAAGTCGTCACCATCTAAGTCATCTATGAAATGGCTTGTTTCGGTAATTGGGTTTTTAGTACCAAAGTGTCTTTCCAGTACTTGCATTACTTGCTCTTTCCACATAATTTAATCCTCTTTAGTTTGTCCTTCATATTTATATCTAGGGGAATTACATACTACTATGTCGATCGGATTATTATCACCGTCTCTGAAAGTTTCTATTAAAGTACCTTCATGTGTCCTTCCACAGTTTTGACAAACGCTGGACATACTACTCCATTAACTTTGCAAGTGTTTTAGGACCTACAATGCCGTCTGCAACTAAACCGTTTTTGGTTTGCCATTCTTTAACAGCTCTTTCAGTACCAGGACCAAAGTCACCGTCTGCTGAGATACCAAGTTTCTCTTGCATCTGCATAACAGCTTGTCCTTTTGCTCCTACTCTTAAAATACCAACAACTGGTGCTGGTGCTTTACTAGGATCAAAGTTTCCACCGAGTACATCTAAGAAATGTTTAAAATGTTTTTTACGATCTTCAAGACCAACTGTTCCACCGTTAACTTTTTTACTCATAGCAACAATGTCTTGATTGTCAGCCATAGCATTAATTTTTCTTGTGTCCCAGAACCAACATGCACTTTCTAATGCACCTTTGATAGTAGTTACGTAATCAATTACTTCTTCAGCAGTCATATCAATTGTTTTACCAAAGTCAGCATAGTTAGCACGACCAGTTAACTGTATAACACCTCTACCACGGAAACGCCAACCATCACCTGACTCTGTATCTCCGTTACCAATTCTATTTGCGTATGTTACGTTTGCAATTTTTTCTGGTTGCCTTGCATATTCGTTTGCATCTCTGCCACCACGTGCAAAGTATTTTCCAAACACTGCGTCTAGTGCTTTTGCACTGTAGTTTAAATTTTCTTCAAGTACTCTAAAGTTAAGGCTTTCGTGAGCGCATTGTGCTAGAAATCCTGCTGCTCTATCAACTGTATCAATTTCATATTTAGGAAGCATTTCAAGAAGTGCTTCGTACCATTCGTCTACTTTACTATTACCGTGTAAAACTTCTTCACACATCTCTTTTGTAAACTCAAATTTCATTATTCAATCCTTTGTAATATCATGGACTTTGGTCCATTAGTAAATACGAAGTCAGCGCCAACCTTATTAATATTATAGTCGCCTAGCACTTTGCTTAACCAAAACGTTTCAGCAGAAGCATCTAAACCAATATCTGAAGTTGCATCAAGACCTTCGATTACATCTTTTGTTGCGCCCTCTTTAATCCATTTCATCTTGATAACATTACCGAAGGGCTTATAAAATGTAATGATATCGTCTTTAAGTTCTAAGTCATCCATAAGTGTTTTAGTAAAGAATGACTTAACTTCATCTGTTCTTACCTGGGCTAACTTTGCTTCATACATTTGTTTGTCTGAAGGAATAACTTTGCTTAAATTTTCTGTTGTTGCTGACATCTTATCGTTGTCTTTGTAGTACTGAAACTTCCATTCGTCTATACCAGTTAGTTTAGTTACACCGTACAATAAATCTTTAATGTTTTCTGCTAGTCTTTTATTTCTTTCAATTTCTACAAATACAGAATATTCACCTTCTTCGTTTTCACCTGAGCTAACATCTGCATCAAGTACAAATGAAAATCCTTTTTCGATAAACTCCATTAAATCTCTTGCTGGGTATCTGTCTTTTGCTTGGAATGTTACAACGCATACATCTTGATCCTCTCCCATCTTTGATCTAAACTTATCTACTTCAAACATAGGATATACTAGATCTACTAAATCATTTTTACGTAGACCTTCTTCTAATACTTTATTCTGCTGCTGTGTCATCTGCTGGTGCCTCTTGTTGAGCTGCTACTTCTTGTGCAGGCTCAAGGTTCATATTAACTGCATTGTTCGCTAAGATATCATCTACTTTATTTCTATCAAGGTTCTTATAACCGCGATCAATATTCTTCATTAAACGTTTTGGCATGGCAATTTTTACCATCCAAATGTTATCGTAGTCGATTTTACCTTTTCTTGTACCAGGTCTAATATCGTCTACTGCTTTAATCTTTCTAACCTTAGCAATAGCAGATTCTGCAAAGCCTACTTTACAACCGTATTCTTTTAATCTCTTACCGCCTTGTGGCTCAGGCATATTTTCATATGGCCACATAAAAGTACATTCAACAAAGTATCGTGATTCGTTAGGACCAGCGACTAATTCGCCATCTAACCAGCCATCATAAACATATACATCTAACTCATCTAAAACACGTTCAAAGTCTTTTAGTATATTTAGGCTGTTATTTGAACCATAAATTTGTTCAATGTTTGCAATAATATCTTTAGTAGTTGCCATTTGAGATTTCCTGTTCTCCTATTGTTATTGTATTTATGCTCAAATTTAAACTAAGAGCTTTATATATGATTAGATCGAGTAAATATTAGTATGTTCGAACACGGACTTAACATCGCTAATATAGGTATAACTCTGTGTTTGAGCCCAACAAAGCACGGAGGAAATGCTTAATATGAAGAGTAAAAGAAAACAATCTCACCACTCACAAAACTTCAACAACGTAATAAACATTAATGAAAAGACACGCAAACGTGTAGTCCTAACTCCAAAAAACAAAGCTCAAGAAACATACTTAGAAACGCTGAACAATGCAGATTCACATATTGTATTTGCATGTGGTCCAGCAGGTACGGGTAAAACCATGCTAGGTGTACAATGGGCTATTGATGCTTGGAAAGATGGAAACTTTGAAAAAATTATTGTTACGAGACCAGCAGTTAGTGTAGACGAACAACATGGCTTTTTACCAGGAGACCTTAACGAAAAGATGGCTCCATGGACAAGGCCAATATTTGATGTCTTTTCCGATAACTTCTGTCAGCGTGAAGTCGAGCGACAAATGAGAGAAAGTATTCTGGAGATTAGTCCTTTGGCATATATGCGAGGAAGAACCTTTAAAAACTCTGTAATAATTGCAGATGAAATGCAAAACGCAACGCCTAGTCAAATGAAAATGCTTCTCACAAGATTAGGTGAAGGATCTAAGATGGTGGTAACAGGTGACTTGCAACAGGCAGACCGCCCTAGCAATAACGGCTTACTTGAGTTCCTTGGGTTATATAATAACTTCCGTAACCATCAATATGTTGATATATGTCAGTTTGACAAAACACATATTGAAAGGCATGAAGCAGTGAAAGAGATTCTAGAGATCTACGGAGATCAATAAAAGATAGGGGAGGGTTAAACCTCCCTTATTCTTCTTGGAATCTATCGCGGAGTGAGTCTAAAAGCTCAATAAGTTCGTCTATGAGATTTTGATCTTGTTGTTGAGCTGTGTCAACTTCTACTTCTATTTTGATTTTCATTAGTCTATTTGTACTGCGGGTATCGCTTTAAATAATTTTGTTTTCTCTTCTTTATAGTTCTCTTTTGCAAAGTCTATATAGTCTTCCATAGGATCTTGTTCATCTGTGATATTAGGAAAGTTACCGTCTGTACTGAAATAAAGATTGTGCTTAAACCATTTGTTATCTTCGTCATCAGTTTGCCATATTGCATCTTCAGGACATTCAGGAATACACACACCACAATCAATACATTCATCAGGATTAATTACTAGCATGTTTTCACCTTCATAAAAACAATCTACAGGACACACACTTACACAGGTTGTGTGTTTACAGTTAATACATTTATCGTCTACTACATGTGCCATCTTATACCACCCAATTGTATATAGCCCTTAATGCTAATAACAGATACATTCCTTCCATTAATGCTCTAGGTATATCTTTATCTTTAATACCAAAGTAAATCCACATTGCACAACTAACTGTAGCAACTGCCCAACCCATCCACTGTGTTTCTGGATTAGCGTCTGAAAGAATAAAAGCAGCAATAATTGCAAGTAAGAAACCAACCCACCTAGGACCATTTATGTCGTGGTAGTATCTTATCTTCATAGTCTTGCTAACTTAATTAATGTTGCAGCCAAGTTAATTTCTGGATCAGCAACAAGTGTATGATCCACTAGTCCTTGTTTAATAACAATTACTGCTGTGTCTTGTTTTTCTTCTTCGCCAAATATTTCTAAATTATCATAAAGCCAACGATAGATCTCTTCCATTTCTTCAGCACGTACTTTACCACAAAGCAGTTTACGTGCTTGTGTAATCTTACCTTCTTTAAATAGTTCAACCATTTCAAACTTCCAGTCAGCTTCACCTTCGTCACCTCTAGTAGGCGAACTTAGTTTAGTACCACTGACGTTTTGTTGCACCATATTAATACATTTACGTAAGTCTGGGTATGCTACCTTAACATAATTATCAAGTGTGTCTAGTTCAAACTCTATGTTTTCTTCAACAAGAATAGTTGCAACCCTTGCAGTAAATTCTGTCTGATCAATCTTCTCAATATGAAAGCCTTGACACCTGCTGTGAATAGCAGGAATAATTCTATTAGGGTAGTTACAAGTTAAAACAAATCTTGATGTGCTATGATATTCTTCCATAACACCACGTAGTGCCGCTTGTGCATTAGGCGACAAGTAATCAGCCTCATCAAGTAATACAACTTTAAATGGCCCAAACGGAATAGTTTGTACAAAGCCTGTAATCTTATCTCGAATCTCATCAACAGAGTTATTTCTACTAGCATTAATTTCTAATACATCATAAGCTTCAATACCTAGTTCATTAACAAGCATCTTTGCCATAGTAGTTTTACCAATACCGGCTGCACCACTAAACAACAAATGCGGAATACTTTCATCTTTGACCCATGCTTGTACTTGTGCTTTCTGATGATTGTCTCTAAAAACATAATCTTCAAGTTTTTTAGGACGATACTTTTCTACCCATAATTCTTTCATTTAGACTCCTTAATGCGTTTTCTCAAATTAGTTGTACTAAATGAGTGTTGTCTTTTATTATAATGTATTTTAATGTTTTTGTCAACACATATTTGTTTGGCAGTAAAGTCTTTATCTTTGTATTCTTCGCCAATGAAACGTATATCTATTCCATATGTAAGAAAAATGTCTGTTAAGTCTTTTTCGGATTCATAAGGAATAATTTCGTCAATATACTTACAACCTTCAAGTTGTACATAACGTTCAAACACACTTTGGATTGGCTTATTCTTTTCCGGTCTGTCAATAGTAGGGTCTGTTTGCAAACCAACAATCATATATTCGCAATTTGCTCTTGCTTCTTTAAGCATGGCAACATGCCCACTATGGAACAAGTCAAATGATGATGCTGTAAATCCTCGTGTCAAAGATCACCCTCTTGTCTATTTTCTGAATAGTGAACATCAAACTCGCCACCCGGATAACGTTTCTTTAATTTGTTAACATTCTCTGCTATGACTTCATTAGGATCCAGCCCCAATGCACGGCAGCTATTGACCCAATACCAAATAATATCGCCAAGTTCTCGTTTAGCATGAAACTTAGTTTCATCGTCCATAGGTTTACCTTGAAATATACATTTTTTAACAATTTCTGCAAATTCGCCTCCTTCTGATGCCATACCAATAGCACCTGTCATTAATAGTGAAATATTAACATCGTCATTTAATTCATGTAAACGAGCTTGTGTATAAGCCCAATCGTTTGACTCTTCTGACGTTACTTCTTTTACAAAGTCTTTATACTTGTTTAGATCTACTGTAGACATCTATATTTCCTTTACTGTTTATTGCTTTATTATATAGTAGTGTTTAATAGTTGTCAACCCCTAAGGTAAATATTTTTAACAGCATTCGCTGGTTAACAGGAGAACAACCCATGATTAAGAATCTTTCACTAAACCTTGAAGTAGGACAAGAAATCCTTGTCGGTAAAAACAACAAACGTGCTAGAATTACGAAAATAGAGTTCCATGAAAAATCAGGGGAAGTTACAATTAACACGACCCAAGGCCCACGTAAGGCCTTGACGTTTAGATTAATGCCGGATTTAGAATACGCTTATTGAGCACCAAAGTCACCCGGGTCAAATGTAGCAACGGAACCGTCGCTGTAATGTTGTCCCCAGTAGGCTAATTCAGGTTCAAAGTCGTCTGTACCAACAGCAAGAATTGCAGACTTTTCAACCTTCTGTATCTCAACCTCACCAAGGTCGGGATCGTCTACCTTTATCTTTCTTGTCCAACGACCGTGTTCAATTAAGATCCAGTCGTCTTTTTGGTACTCGTCTTTATTCTCAGAACCTTTATCATAAACTTTAGCCCAACGACTTTTAACACCATGTGCTTTTGCATCGTCGCCTGACATGATAATACCGCCTTTAGTTTTAGTTTCACCGAAATGCATTCCGTATACTAAAACGTCATCGTGTAGTGGAGTGAGTTTACCTTTGATCATTTGCCTTGTCCTATCTAAAAATTTATTTTTTTCTACTTACGATTTCTTCTTTGATTGCTCTTGGATTCTGCTTGTAGTAATCTGATAGAACTTCTTCTCTTGTTCTAACAATTTTTCCACCTGCGCCTAACTCGTCGCCACGTGCATTTACTTTAGCATTACCAACTGCTGGAAGTTCTTCATTTTTGAGATTAAGTTTCTCCATGTCAACTTCCTTACCTCTCATACTTCTTACTAGTGCCATTATATTTCTCCTTTAAAGAATTCATTTAGTGGTATATTGTATTTAATACTATCTACCTTGTGTACCCCCATTAAATAGAGTACAAAACTAGCAACACTACTACCTCTACCAACACCCCAAACAATATTCTTTTCTCTAAGTGTATCTATTATATATACCATTTGTTTGAGTAGCGGAAATAAATCTCGCTTCTCATACTCTGCTAGTTCTATATTTACACGTTCCATCTCACTATCACTCGAACATTTGGCTAACAAATGCTGTTTAATATCCATGTCTTGGTATTTGTAAGGAAGGAACCAATTGGTAGAATCTATTGATTGTTTCGGAATAGGATAGTTAAGAAACTCTTTTTCTATCTTATTTTTGTATTTGCTTAGATCATCATTGCACACACAGTTTTCAAGTATGTCCGGGCCATACTTAACTATGCCTTTAATTAGTTGATCAGTAGTATTATTTTCAGTCCACATTTATTAGTTGATCCAAATCATTCTCTTGTTCTTCGTCAAATTTTGCTTGTATTGCTCTCTGACGTAGTTCATTTCTATATATTGTAACAAAAGTTTGAAGTTGTGTCAACAGTTGATTTTTCCCTAAACGCTGGGCTTGGTAATATTTTTTGTTCAATTCGCTTAGTTTAAGCTCTACATCACTAGTAGATACTTCGGATAAATTTTCTTCTAATGGGTGAAACATATTAACTAAATGTACCCAAATGCCTCATGTAAATAAACTCTTGGCTGTGTCGCCAAACTTCAATAAACACAGGATCAGTGGTAGAAGTCAATGTAAGTGTTGCTGGAAAAGCACTGTCTTTCTTAATTACAGTGCCGCCTGTAGTTGTAAATGTTACTGCTCTGTCACCAACACCTGAAGCATATAGTTCCAAAGTTACTTTACTTACACCCCCTTGGGCTGCTGTTTCTGTACCATTTGCAGGATCTCCTGCAAAGTTTGTAAACTGTAAGTTAAGTGCAGATGATGCGTTAATAATAAAATAAGAGCCAGTTTGGTAATCAATTTCTGTAGTTGTTCCGCCAACAAGTGGTACTGTACCCAAATTATTAGTTTTATCTCTGTTATTTGCCATAACAGCTCTTGTAACTTGGTTAAGTTGGAAGTCATTAATATATGACCCACCGCCTGGATTAGATAATCTAGCAGTAGTTGACTCAAGACTAGTAATCTCAGTCTTGGCTGTACTTAAACTTGTTTTAATAGTATCGAAATTATCCCTGAATGTTTGGGTGTCGTTATCGGCACCTGCTACAGGAAAGTTTTCGTTTATGCTCAAATAATTTATATTACTCACGGTTTCTTTTCTCCACGTTGCGGGAATACAAAGTATTTATCCTCAATCTGTCCGTCAACTATATCTATGATATAGCGATCTGCAATAAAGTCAATAGACTTAAAATCAAACGCTTTTTGCTTGATTCTAGCTAAAATACTGTCGGCTTTCCCTGGTTTTGTATAGCACAATACTAGTGCTTTGGTAAATCCAAGCTCATAAGTCTTTGTTTCTTGAATGCTTCTCATCCATAAAGGTAAAAACTCTCTGTCTCTTTCCCCAACAGTTTGTATTCTCTTTCTCATGTTATTTACTGAATTAGGAAAAATTCTTTGATGATCTGAATCACTAACTAACGGAATATCGCTATCAATACTGATACTGTCGTAACTAACAATAATTTTACTGTTAATATCGTCCTTTAGTTCTATTACCTGTGATATGCTTTTACCGTTCTTTTCAAGATCGTCAATTAGATCAACATAGACAACTTCATATAAAGTTGATTGTGTAGTTGGATCTTTAGCTACTGCTTTTTTAACATCACCGAACGTAAAGCGTTTGTTATAATGATTCTTGCCCATTGCAGAAACAAAAGTTTGTGCTGTATTACTTTCAATGCCTGCAAATAGTAATGCTGTTAGTTCACTTTGTACTCCGTAGTTTTTATCACCATAACGATATATGTCAGCAGGTTTAAAAACAGTAGAGTCGGTAATAAAGTTGAACCATGATAATCTTTTGTCTTTTGATTGTAATGCTCTAACAAATATGTTTGAGAATACTGTTTGGTTATCAGCAACAACTTTAATTTTAAATTCTCTTGTAGATTCAGCAAAGTTTGCACCATCTTGAGCTTTTATTGTAAATTTAAATTCTTTGTCAAACGATGTTCTTTCTTGATCAAATGTTAAACTAAAATCTCTAGAACGAGTTGAAGAATCTTCTCCAGCACTATCCTGTTCATAAAATCTAGTTAATCCAAGCCCTTTACTATCTTCAAACTGTTTTACTTTACCTTGTATAAGTCCTGTAGGTAAAAATTCTAGTCCTTGAGGTAGCTTTCCGCTTTCTAATGTGTATAATATTCTACCACCGTATAGTAAACTTTGTGCTTCGACATATAAGTTACTAGGCTCATTGGGTTTAATACTTCCTCTATCAGAAGGTGTAATCCATGATATTGAACTTTCTATTTCACCTATGATGTCTATATTAAATGTTCTTTCAACAGTTGAAACACCCGGTACCCAATAGTCTGTGTCAGTAGGTAATCTGTTTTGATTTTGCACAGTAGCAATATAAATGATACCATCATAAACAATTGCTTCGTTAACATTATAGATTCTAGTACTGCTCCAATTACCTACAAGTGTGTAATTAATTGTTGCTAGGTTCGCAGGAAAGTTTACAGCTCTCATTGTGAACTGATAGTTTTTAGTTACTGCTGCTTGATAAGGAACTTTACCAGAAAGGTCACCTGTTACAGTGTCAAGTGTAAGACCAGGTGGTATAGTACTTGCGGTACCGTCTGGATTATTTGTAACCAAGAAATAAGTTATTGTACCTGACAACGTAGGTGGATCATAAACATCTAGTGCAACAGTTACAAAGTTATTTGCCCTGTATCTACCTAAGTAAGGATCTGTAATCCATAGTGGCTGTCTATTACCACTATTATCTGCTTGGAATAAATTTGTATCAACTTGTAGTAATGTGTTGTCTGCTTTTAAAAATTCTTCAGTGACAACATAAATTTTAAATGTTCTGTGTAAAGCATTAATGCCGTCGGTAACTGCGATACTGAAAGTATATTCTCTACTTAACTTTCTAGGTATCTGACTTCCTTCTGCATAGTCAAATCTTTGTGTATCGTAAAAGTACGTATCAAAACCTGTTGATGTATTTTTTGCAATATCAAGTGGAACAGTATCAAAAGAATGTGTATCGTATGCTCCAGTATTAGCTGCATTGTACTCTACAGCCTGCACAGGCTCCGTAAAACCGCTGATCTTTCCTGTTTGGGACAATGACAAGCCAGGAGGTAAAAGACCGCTGTTAGGCACTATATAGTAGCTTAGAGTCTCCCCTGCTGTAAGGTCTTTGTCTGTTGCTTGTAATTGGAAGTCTATCTTAGAATCGTCAAGTGCAAAATATGCATCACCTTGCCCAACATTTAGATATCCTCTAGTTGTAATCCATTCTGGAAAGTCTGCACCAGTAATTGACATACTAAATGTTCTATCCATACAACCGCCAGTAGTATCATTAGCTCTGACAACAAATTTGTTAGTTGTATGTTTTGTAACTTCACCAGGTGCACCTTTAATAACACCTTGGGATAATACACAACCTACAGGAAGTGTACCAGCAATTATAGAATATGTGATTGGGTTAGAAGTGTCTGTAGACGCCTCTATTGGAATGTTGACTGTGATCCTTTCTTCGAAAGTACCTAAGTCTCCTGTTGGCGTTATCCAAGTAATTGCCATTTAGACTTCGCTCCCTATATGCCGCCAACATCTAAATTGATTCCTGAATCATACGTTAGTGTACCAAAATCAATATTAGATCCTTGCAGTGCTAATTGTATGGCATTTTCAAATCCTGAAGCTCCAACAGGTCCGAAATCGTATGTTGTTAAGTACTCAGTTACAGGTACAATAGTTTTAAATTTAATAGTGCTACCTACAGCGGTAACTTCAATATCTTTGAAACCGTTTTCTGATTGCGGCGCACTAGTACCTTCTAGAGTAATTTGTTGATGCGTACCCGCCAACATACTACCACTGTCTGTATCAATTCTTGTAAATGCATCTGGTGCTGTACTAGCAACGATGATAGCTTCTGGACCTTCATCAAGTTGTATTTTAGTGCCAGCTACTAATTTTCTAAAGTTTAAGTTTGCACCAACTTTATCTTTAAACACACTAACACCGTTAGCACCTGTATTGGTTGCAGTAATTGTTAATTCTGTTTCAAGTGTTGAAAAGTTTGTATTAACTTTCTGGAACGCTGTTCGCAGATCATCACCTAATCCATCGTTTACAATATTACCTATGTTTATTAATTGTATCGCCATTTGTCACTCCTAATGTAGATCCGCCCAGCCTGCTGTACTGTCACCATTTGCATCAGCAGCGTATCCTTGAAACTTTCCTGTTGTTGTATTATAAATCATCATACCTAACACTGGTGTAAGTGCATCTACTTGAGTCTGTGTTAGTTGCGGTGGGCCAACATATAATTCTGTAAAGTTAGAATTAATTTTTTCAAACGCTCCACGTAGAGTATCGCCTGTTCTATCGTTTGCGGATGTTCCAATGTTTACTGTAAGTTTTGCCATTTATCCGCTCCTATACCCAACCGCCGATTGCAATTTTGCCCCAGCCCGTACTCTTGCGGACATAGACATAACTGTCATCAACTCTAATTTCACCAACTTCTGCTACTTCTGTTTCTGAACTTGGAGCAGCACTATTTGGTGCAATCTTACCTGTAACTGTGCCTGTTGCGCCATCAATTACTACGGAAGAGTCATCGCCAAATACTGAACCTCTAATGTCAATAGTTGCAGTACCATTTAGCACTGCTGCTGGTATTGTGCTGCTAACAGCGTCTATTAGTAATGTACTATCATCGCCAAACACACTACCTTTAATGTCAGTTACAGGACTTCCTGTGTACGATACTTCGCCTGTTGTAGCATTGTACATTAGCATAGTTGTACCAACTGCATTTCTAACTGGTTTAACTATAAACTCGCCTGTTTGAGTTGTGTTTAATTCAGTCTCTGTTTGGGCATTAATCACAATTGTATTTGCGTGTTGATTTAAGTGACCGGCTCTTTCACCAATTGCGATTGCATTTCCGCCTTGGCCTGATTGACCCGCTTCGTCACCAATTGCAATTGATGATGCCGCCTGGTTTGTTTCACCTGCTTGATGGCCGATTGCTACTGCTTCTTCGGCTTGTGAATTATATCCTGCTTGATAGCCAATTGCAACTGATCCTCCAAGTTGGGTAAGTTCACCTGCACGGTATCCAATTGCTATTGCAGCCGAACCTTGGGTATCTTCACCTGCTTGATTACCAATTGCTATTGCATTTCCAACTTGGTTCTCTTCACCTGCTTGATATCCAATTGCAATTGCTTTTGCACCTTGATTGTTTTGACCTGCTTCGTCGCCAATTGCCACGGCATCTTCACCTTGGTTTGTTTGGCCGGCCTGTTCGCCAATGGCTATTGCATCACTGCCTTGGTTTGTTTCACCTGCACTTAAACCAAGTGCAATTTTTGATTCACTTGTTCTTAAACTTG